GGGGTCATATGCAGCAGAAGGGCTCATGAAGTCATTATTGTCTTCAGCAGAGGCTGGAAATTGTTCCACGATAGTTTTCACTTTCAAAGTGAGAGCCGCCGTGGAGTTCAAGCCAGTAAAAAAGGCTCCAGTGATCTGTAAGGGAGCATAATACTTAGTGGAGGACACTGAGCATTTCACTCCTGAAGCTCCAATATTGAACTGAGCGCTATTATAGAGAACCTCGGCATTCGTGACTCCAGACTGATCAATAGCTCCAAGTGACTGAATGAAAACTGGGCGGGAAAAGCTCGGGTACTGAGGCCTATTCTCCATAGACATGAAGCGGCTCGGCACATAAACTCCTTCTTTAGCATCAATTGCGGACGTGACGCAGTCAAGTGCCAACACATCATCTATAAGAGAGGGTGGCGCTTGGAAGAGCAAAGTGGGCATGGAGCACTCTGTGGGAGCCACAGCGGAAGTTCCGATGGCAGTCGAAGTGAAAGTGGGAGTGCAGGGCATGGCATAGCAAATAGCTTCCCCAGATGTAGTGATCATGGGGGATCTGTTGACGACTTCAAAGCCTCCGCCAATATATCTAAAAGCATTTGCTAAGCGATCATTACGAAATGTTGTGTCATTTGATGAACCATTAAGTGCAATGTTCTGAGTGACACCCACTGCAGATAGAGCCGGATTGTCCCATGTTTTCTGTCCAGAGAGTACTGAAACATAAACAACTCCAGTGAATTGATCATATGCGGCATCTGCATAATAAGGGCCGATGTCTTGTATAATACTGTTATTGTACAATGCTCCATATCTCCATGAATTTGCTGCCCCTTGATTCACGTCAGCCAACAAAGGGAGTTGGAAAACATGTAAGTCCCAAGTCTGAGCTGTTGTGATGCCTGGGGGAGGGAGAATGACAAGTTCTTGATTGAAATGTCGCACTACAGATTGAGACGTATCTCTATCAGGAAAGCCAGCGTATTGCATGCGTCTGTCATGGAAAGGATCTAGTGCATGCACTAGAAAGTCATAGCCATCAGACGATAGGCCTTTGTCTTTCGTGACCATACGTCGTGTCTTGTCGTACCTCTTTTTCGCCTCAGAATGTTGAGCGCGGGAAGTTCGACGTTGTGACATGACTGGATCCCGAGTGGGCAAGACAAAGATCTCTTCAGTCTTTGCGAGGCTTCTCTCAGTCTTATTTGAAGGTTTCTTTTCCTTCTTGGTGACAGTTACAACTGTTTGTTGTTTCTTCATTTTCGATTTTCTTACCTGGTCGATAAAAAATAAAATACGAAGGGGCCCCCAAGTGGGCCCCTCGACCAGGGTGTGAGACTCTAGGGTCTCACACCGTCGCCCCAACAGGGGCGACGGCCTTGGAAGCACCTTTGGTACTTCCGCCAGAAGAACTGGGCGCCTGTTGCTGGCGTCCTAGACTTGACTCCTTACTTCTCGGCAGTCTAGTCTTGGAAACAGGTTTCTCCGATTTTTCAGGAGACTTGGGAACTTCCCGCTTCTCTCTCTTCTGCTGAACAGGCGTGGCTTGACTTGCGACGCTTAGATCAGGACCTTCAAGTTTTTTGGCAGGCTTCTTGTTGCCTGTTTTCTTACTTTCTTGTTCGGAGCTCTTCTTTCTCATGGCCTGAGCATTCTGCGATCTCTTTTCTCTCAAAAGAGTTGACTTACAGGGAGCCGAGACTGGATCTTGTGGTGGAGGATTGTGAATTTGACCATCGACTACTACAGATTCTTTGACAACTGTCGCCTTGGGTTCCAAACACATAGGCGCTTTTAAAAAGTCACTCAAAGCTACACAGTTGTTAAGCCAAATATCAAATCTCTGTCTGTCAAATCCAGGAAGACTTCTTTCAAATTCAGCAGCCATCCACCCAGAGTCATCATTCGGGTATTGCGCATCCCTGTCTACAGTAGATAGCCAAGGTTTTAACAAACGCAACTGTTCCTCTTTGATGGACATTTTATTGAGAATTACAGAATTAACTCTTATCAAAATGCCCCGGTCATCAACTTCCAGAACTTTCCGACAGAGCTCCCCAATTACAGGAGTGTTTTCATCTGTAAGAGCGAAACTTTGGCACTTCGCTAAGAGTTTCATCTCAGGAGTAATGTCACGAGAACTAGGAGGGGTCGCATGGAATTTCGACAGTTGCCTAGCAATGTCGCAACATGAGTTTGAGTCGCCAAACCACACATCAGGGGAATACACTCTGGCTAGAAATTTAACTCCTGTGGATCCTCTAGGGAGACTTAACGCTTCCATTTTCTGTCCTACAGAAGCTGCCGCTTTGATCAAGTTGGCTTCAGGAATGTCAGCCACTATTCCATCGTCCCCTCCGTACATGCCCAAAGCAGTATAAGCTGCTTCCGGACTCATGTAAGCTCCATGCTTCCTCGTCATGCGTGCAGCTAAATAGCTGACATAAGCATTTGCTAAGGAGTTAAAAGCTGAAGTCTCTGGAGAGCCTGAAGCTAGCGAATAGCCCGGGCATATTTTACTCCAAAAGTAGTTATGCCCCTGAGCTGGTACTGGGATCTCATAAGATCCAACATCCTAGTATGGTACTCAGCACCATATGCTCTGAGCATGACAATTTTTTCAAGTTCTCGCAGCACATTCGATACTCTTCCATCAAAACGGGAAAAATCAGTCTGAACAATCTCATTAGCGCATCCAGCTATCTCAGCTACTCTCTCAGCAATTTCACGGGGAACCTTCCCAAAGGCATACCACTTCTGTGAGCCTATGACATAGTCAGAAAAGGGGTACAAAAACTGGGAATATTCAAGTTTATCCAGACCATTTATGGTAGAGATGACTCGCGGATCTTTAACTTCAGCATAGGCTTCCTTCTTGATAAAAGATTTTATCATCCGCAAAGGAGCTGTAGTCGTCGCGGCTTGTTTTAGAATATTCCTTTGGGCAGGCCTGTTTTGGCGCTCATGAACTTCTTCTTCATCACATGGATGAATACATCCGCTCACAGGGACCAAGAGTTCAGCAAACTCACGAATGGTCTTCTCTGTGAAAAGAGTCAAAGAAGCTTCATTAGCTAACTTGAGTATCCTGTTATTAACAGCGGCCTGCTCATTAGCTTTGCAATTGTCAGGAGCAAAACATTCA